CTAATGCATTGGCTAGAATATCACGAGCTGTTGCTTGCACTATGTTTTCAACGAACTTTGGTCCATAGGATTCAATTCTTTCCCACTTCTTTGTTGCTCCAATTCCTTCATACGTAACACAATCCGAACCAAACTTGTTTAATTCGATTCGAGGTTTCACATAATAAAGTTTCCTTCCTGATGGTAGAGTTATTTGAAGAAGTCCACTACGACATTCAAACTTAAGTCCGTGTGTTTCTTCTATACTTTTATTTCTAACAGCACTTAATACAGCTCTGTCTACATCCCACCAAAACGTTACAATATTAGGGTTTGTATATCTCCACATCCTCACAAGGGGTTCAAGTTCATCTTCTTTAAGCCCAATCTCAAGTGCACCCATAGCCTTTAATGCACCAACCGATCCACCATAACCAAGAGCAAGTTCTGCAATTTTACCCTTTTGCCTTAAGTGTCCATTTACACCATGCTTAACTACAGGTACACCAAACATCTGCGATGCTGATGCACAATAGATGTCTTCGCCTCTTTCAAACGCATCTAGTCGCCACTTTTCTTTTGCAAACCAAGCAAGCACTCTTGCTTCAATTGCAGAGAAGTCGGATACTATAAACTTGCAACCAACACTAGGTACAAAGGCAGTTCTAATTAATTGTGATAAGGTATCAGGGACATTTTCATATAGCATCTTTAATGCCTTGATGTTTCCAACTCTTACTAAATCACGAGCTTCTTTTAAATCAGGTAAAGTATTTCTAGGTAAATTTTGCAATTGGATCAATCTTCCTGAATATCTGCCAGTTCGATTCGCACCATAGAATTGGAACATTCCTCTAGCACGTCCATCAGAACATACTACATTTTCCATTGCTTTATATTTCTTTACTGATGATTTAGAAAGTTGTTGACGAAGGCCTAACACATCACCGATTTTGTCACCCTCATACTCTTCTTTTAATTTTGCAACATTCTTCTTGCCTAAGTCATCAGTTTCAATGCCATTCTTTAATAGCCACATTTTCATTTGAATTACCGAGTTTGGATTATCCAAATCAGTCATCTCTTGCATTGCAGTTGTAAGTTCATTTCCTGATATCGTATCTATTGCGATTGCCTTATCTACAAGTGTCATATCCAAAAGAACACCACGGTCATTGATTAGTTGATCTATATAGTACTCGCTCCATACAAAGTCAGGTACAGGGAACTTTGACAATTTTTCTTGAATAGCCATCTCGGCTTCTACATCACGAACATTGTACTTTTTAAACAAAACCCATTTATCCACATCGTGAATAGGTAGATTTCTAGTTCTTCCTCCATTTACCTTAGTAGGATTACATGGCATACAAAAATACTTTACTAGCTCTTTTCCTTCAGATAACTTTTGCTTTTCAAGTTTAAGCACTTCCCCCACTCCTTGCAACGATAAAGGTAGTCCAATATAAGCAGACCAAATCATCGTGCATCTCCATGATGATGGATTTAAGTATGTACCAGTTGGTAAACCAAGAAACCTTGATAAACAAACTCTTTCAAAACTAGCATTAAAAGCATATTTTATAACCTTGTCATCTTGTAAATAAGCAAGAATGGCAGGTGGTATTTTTTCGCCATTTGCTAAATCAACCACCTGCACATCACTACCGTCTATAGAGCACCCAAACAAGATAATTTCAAAGTCTGGAGATTCCACATAACGGTATAATCCACTCTTGACTAAATCCACACTGCTATACGATTCAATATCGATGCTGAGTGTTTTAGGATAGGAAGTCGTCATCATTGTCCGTTGCGAAATCACTTTCTGCACTGACTCTACTTCCTAAAGGTTCTCCATCACGAATCTTTTGAAGGTTATTAAGCCCACAAGCAATTCCTTTATTTCCGTTTGAGTTGAAAGCATAAAAGGTAATACTAGCTCTCCCATAAACTCCTGAGTATACTTCTGAACGGTCAAAGATAGGATTACATGCTTCATCAACAATACCAGGTGCAGTTGCTGAGTTTGCATTTACAAAATAACTGTTTGCATAAGCTGCATCATCTGGTCTTTCTAAATCCCCATCACGAAGTGGAGTCTTAAGTGCACTAAGTGCAGGTAGAGATTTTCCATTACCCTTAAGTTTTGATTCACCTTCGTGATATGCCGCTTCAATTGCATCTTTAATCTTTTGAACTGTTGCTACATCACTCTTTGGAATAATAAGCGATACTGAATACTTTGGTGTTCCACCATTAATTGACTTCGCTTCCCAAACATTGGCATAACTCCAACGAGTGTTTCTACCAGTAATAACTTTTATTGATTTTGTTTCTTTATTTGACATAATTAATTCTCCTCCGTATTCGTCATAAAGTCGGCTTTTGCCGGATTAAATTCTGGTCTTTTATCGCTTTCCAGTACAAGCGTTGGTTTTCCGACCGGTTTTATTAAATAACTACTTAACAATTCATCAAACTTAGATCTGCCTAAGAGTTTTTGCATCTCAGTAATTCCAAGTAACTTCTTCTCATATGGATCAAACCCTGCTGCACTTACTTTTGTAGCCACAATGTTATCATCCACATACTTACGAACTGACCTGCCTTCTACTAGTTTGAAGCCAGTCCACTTCTTGCCACTAATAGCAGAATGTAACGCATAGGCTTTAACATCATTTGCCCATTCTACAAGGTCATCAATTTTCTTTAATACTTCTTCAATTTCTTCATCACGTAGCAGTGCAGGTTCTGCAAACTCCAAAGCAGCTAGCATCATATTGGCGTTGGCTCTTTCTCTACACGTGGTTTTTACTCTACAAAACTGACACCACTCACCACTTTTAAAATCTCCCTCGCCATTGTACGCTAGTTCAGCCGCAGGAATAAGTACGTTGTTAGCCCAATTATAAAGGTCTTTTGTCTTCATTTGGAAAGTGCTAATATTTGCCCTTCTTGGTTGATAGATGGTCATACTCACATCGCTAATTTCATACAAGTGATCAAACAACTCCAATGCACCTAAAGCATAAAGCATCATTTGAGAATTCTCACGGGCTTCAACTTGTACTCCTTGACCGTGCTTATAGTCAATAACATGGATTATTCCATCTACAATAATCACACAGTCTCCTGTACCAAATCCATCGGAAACATATCTTGAGTAATCTAGTCTTTGTTCTATTAGAATAATTGGATCGGCACAAGTCTTCTTTACTTCCTCAATTAACTCTAAAACATAGGCTACATAACCATTTGCACACTCTTCCATTTCTTCACTATACCAATCAAGTGTTGGCATAGGGTGGTTATCCTTTAACAAGCCTAGAGCAATCCTAAGCTTGTACTCACAAAGGGTGTGTGCATCAGTTCCTTCTGCAGCATAGGGACTCACTACATCTTGAGAACCTTCCGATAATCTCACGGATTGAGGACAATTCATCCATCGATGTGATGAGGAAGCCGATAGTATTGCGTGTTTCTTATCTTCCATTATTGAGTTTCCTTGCATCATCTAAAAGTGCTCCATACTTGTCAGGACTAATTTCTGATAGTTTGCTTGCTCCATGCTTATTAAGTAAATCACGAACATTTGCTGTGAAACCATCTCTAGATAGTTTGGCTAATACCTTTCTTACTTCTTCTAATGTGATTGGTTTAGCATCTTGAACTTCATCAACTTTTTCAAGTTCATCTGCAATACTTAACAACTCGTTTGCACATTTTCTAATTTTGACAGCGACATCCTTTTGACTCAACATTCTCACCTCCAACTCTTTCTTTTTTGATTGACTGCATCATTACCTTTTTCGCTAAGCTTTTAGCAACAATACTAATTGCTACTAGAGCTTCAATTACCTCATTGTCAGTAATTAATGATGCTTTTTCTGGTTGTTCCATTTGTAACCCCCTTCTGAGAAGATTTCTTTCATCTCAAGAGTAATAGGACAAAAGGTTTAATGTTGAGTACCAAGTTACCTGTAATCTTTTAATAATTCTTTTAGTTCATTAAATATCTTAGTTTTTCTTTTATTAACAGCTTTCTGAGATAAATTGACCTCGGTGGCGATTGCACGTTCTGATAAGCCTTCACTAAACAGAATAGCTATTTGTTTATCGACTTCATCTAGACTACCCACAGCCTTCCATAATTCATTCTTGAATTCTTCATTAACGACTTTCTCAATAATGGTTTCACTTTTTGAAGATACCTCATATTCATAATCTTCATAAAGTCGATTAATGGATAGAGGTTTTCCATTCTTACTAAATGGACATGTACTGCAATCATCATTACAACGTTTAAGTCCACCACGTCCATTACTAACTTGACATCTACTTTCTCTTTCTTTTCTTTTGTGTTCAGCCCATAATGGTTGCTTATATGCACGATACACTTCCTCACTCACAAAAATTCTTTTACCATCAATGTCTAGGTAATAAGGCCTGTCCCCTGCTGGTACTTCATAATCAATAAATTGTTCTTCTTTTGTCATGTTTTGTCTCCATTTCTGAAATGGAGTCTATCGGTCATGACAAAACAATCGTGAAAAGGCATGCTGAAAAACAAACGGATAGATTCCATTTCTGTTTTTGCAACATGCTTTCACGATTGCCGATTGCATTATTAAATTGTTAGTCACTTCCCATCGTGAACCTCTACTGGCCTAGTAGAGTGAAAAGTGGCATTATTGTATTTGGACAACTAGTTACTAAATACAACTAAATTATACACTTTTTGAAATAAGTTTGTGGGACACCATATGTCCATAAAAAAAG